AGAAGCCGCCTCAACACCACATGATTCAATTGGCTCAGAAGCTCACTAATAGGAATTTTTTCGAGGGTCAGACTCAGCGTATGACCCCGGAAGAACGCGACAGGGCCGCTGACTATCTCCAGGAACACTTTCTCTTTCTCGATTACATGGACGGCGGGCCGGCTGACCTGGACGGCATTCTGGACTTCATGGCATCAGCCATCCTCCGTATCGGGGCAAAGATTGCGGTCATCGATCCGTACAATTTCATTGAGCAGAAGGTAAATCCCAACCAGCTCGAAACCGATGTGATAAGTGACATGCTCACCCGGTGTCAGCAGTTCTGCCGTCAGCACGAGGTTGCCCTGATGTTCGTAGCTCACCCGGCGAAACCGGCAGATAAAAGCCAGCGGGTTGTGGGTGGACTGGATGTGGCAAAGTCGATGGCCTGGTATGCCAAGTCCGACTTTGGGATCACGATTGCTAGAGATTCTGAAACACGCCAGCCGGAAGTCCATATCTGGAAGTGTCGCTGGTCGTGGCTCGGTAAGCAGGGCAGCGTGCCCCTCGAATATGACCTCGTCAGCGGCTCCTGGAGCGAGCCTGGTGGAGAGGGTTATGACTGGGAGTTCTAAACTCGGGCCAATCATCAATGAGACTGGGTCGCCCGAAGTTCACTCGAAACACCATGTGGAGTTTGAACCGTCGGATGACGGTGTGTATCTACATGGCAAGATTTCGGATCAGCGATTGATTGATAAGCTTTTGCGTCGCAATGTTTTGACGGTCGATCAGCACTCTGCGGCGGATCGGTATTACAACATCGCGTTTCAAGCAGGGACGTGGCCCGGTCAACAAATGCGGGGCGAGTATTCGGATTTTCATCCGGCACCTAGTTACCCTAGAGCATTAGCCCTACTGGGGATCGAACGCTACCTGAATAAGGCGGCGGGATACCCAGCATGTGCTGCTGTATGGGAGGTGGTGGTGTGCGAACGTGTGGCTCACTCAGAGCTGCTTGAACAAGGATTAAATGCCCTGGTGTCCCTATGGTGGGGTGAGCGCGGAGACTCGGGCAAGCGGCATCATCGAGCGATGCGGGCTGCTACCGAGGCAGTCTCCTAAACCTGCACGCGACCCTATCCAGGGCCGTGTGTGCGGCGGTGGGCACCATTAAGCGATATGTCCACGCCCGAAGGCGTAAGAGTCGGAACCGCAAGCATGGTGTCTTTTTTATCGAGGCCGCCGCCCCCCGATGGAGTCGTCCCGACTCTAGGTCAAAGAGTGATGACCGAGATGCTCATCCATCCAATCGTTAAATATCCCCTCAACTGGGTGAGGTTTATCGAACTCGTCAAGACCGACCCGGTCATCGTGATCTAACACATTTTGCATCACTGCGTTGATCGCCTCCGATATTTCAAAATTCGGAGTAAGACGGTCAAGGCGACGCTTGTCCAACAGAATCGCCAGGGGTGTTGTATGACAACAAAGAACCAGACAGGCTTTGCCGTCATCGTCCTCAGCATACATAACTCCCAGGTGATCGCTATTGCGCTTCGCAATTGCCATCTTCTCGTACATCTTTTGAAATGTTGATTTCACTTCCACGAGGTTTTCTCCTTTATTAAAACCTGCACGCGGCCCCGAAGGGCCGGCGTCCTATAGTTCGACCATGTACCGACGTTCAGACTTAGGCACTCTGCGGTTACCGCTGCTAACGAGATGGATATAAAGACGCTTTCTGTCTTCCTTATAAATCCAGCCGTTCTGGTAACCCAAGTCGGTGTGATAGCAAACCGGGGTAAACCCTCGATTGCGTACCTTCCTGATGGTCGGGTCTTTAATCTTCGGATTCACGACTTTTCTCCAGTCGAAGTTTTGCATCCAAAGCATTGAGCAGGGGCTTTAGGTCGTCCCAGGAGTCGCTTTCTAAAACTACTGAAGGCTCCTCCCAAGGCATCTCGTAGACTTTGACGGTCCAATGACCATCAACCCTGGCTGCTCTAAAGATCAGATCAGTTCCACTCATAGTGGTCTCCAGTTAAAACCTGAACACGACCCCGTGAGGGGCCGGTACTACAGTTATGATGTTTCTCCTTCATCGTCGTTATTAATTAATCTTCGATCCGTCAGCGCTGCCTCGACGTTCCAGACCTTGCGATAGACATACTTAGCTTGGTCGGCGTCGAGCGTCAGACCTTCCCCCTTCCGAGTCAGAAGGATAGTTAAAGCTTCATCTAAATCATCCGCGATGTACTGAAAGTCGTCACTCATGCTGCTTCCTCCATATCGAGTGGATCGTCGGTCCACACCACCCATTCCGATTTATCCTCGTTCTCTCCATCGGTCAGGATGGATGCCCGATAGCCCCGCGCAATGCAGAACTGCTGCATGATCAGGGCAGAGAGGTATGAGTCGTCCTCAAGCCAGTGCAGCCAGCCCGAACCCATGGTTTCTTCGTTAAACACATCAACGGGGTGAAACGTCGGGAACGTGCAAAAACGTCCGGGTTGATCTAAAACAAACGACCTACAGCTCGTGTGAGCAAGGTAGGAAATCTGTTTCGTCGTGAACGAAAGCTCCAGCTTTGTGGAATCATTTTTCATCGTCATTCTCCTAGTTAAACCTGCACGCAGCCCCGTGAGGGGCTTTGTGTTTTCGCGAGTGTGGGTTACCAGCGTCCCACGGCCTTACTTTTGCGCCCTTGCGTCCGGTAGCAATTCGAACGACTAACTTACGGCGGGGCCGGGTATGTCGTATTGAGGACCAAGACATTATCGCCCTAGCAAATTTAGTGATGGACCCCCTCTCTGCCCTGGCTATGCGCCAAGATGGGAACCGTCCAACCTAGGATTGCCAATCCTTTTCGGAGCCTTGTATACAAAGCTCCAAAACCTGAGCGCGGCCCCGTGAGGGGCCGGTACTACTAGAAACGAGAAGCGCAGATGGGGCCAATGCCTCTCTCCACGCTAACGGGGTCTTCCAGGGCGCGGCCACAGACACCGCATGTCTCGGTCAACAGACCGTAGGCCCTAGATGCCTCGAAAGGGTCTTTCAGGATCGCTCGTAGCGCGTCCTGGGCATCTCCTCGGTAAAGGCTACCGGGGGACTGCATGCCGTACTTGGTGCCCTCACCGTAGACAGCCGCGTCATTTACGAAGACGTAGCCCAGCCAGCGACCCTCTTGCGGCTTCGAGACTCTGAGCTTCAATCTCGTGTCGCCACCAGGAACCGCGTAGCGACCGTCGGGAAGGTCGGACAAGTCGAGACCGTCAGACATATCGACCTGATTAATCAGCTCGTTAACGTCAACGGCGACGGCTTCTTCTTGCCTTTGTTCCTGGGGCCGGTCATCCAGCGCTGCATCCAGAACCGCTTGTTTTTGCACGAGCAGTTGGGCCATGCGGGCATCAATCGATTGATCAACGACCACATGCTGGACCAGGACCGAGTCGGTCTGCCCGATGCGGTGGCACCGGTCTTCGGCCTGACTTACACCACCAGGCGTCCAATCCAACTCAGCAAAGACGACGTGCGATGCTCGATTGAGGGTAATCCCCACGCCAGCAGCGCCAATGGTGCCTATGAACACATCTGCATCACCGTTCTGGAACGTTTCAACAGCCGCTTGTCTCTCGACCGCGCTATGTTGTCCCGTCAGGGTGACGATGTTGCGTCCTTCGAGGCCAGCTTCGATTTCAGCTACCACGTCATGGTGGTGGCAGAAGACGACCACGGGGTGGTCGATGTCTTCGAGCATGGCAATGATTGCCCCGACTTTCGCCAGGGCCATTCGATGCCGTACCTTCGACATGTCCTCGAACAACACTTCGATGGTGGTTGTACTCTCCGCAGCTTCTGCCATGGACTCCATTTCATCGGCCAATGCCGCTTGCATGTCCTTGGTGTTGGCTGGAATCACGAGTACCTGGCGTCGTTTCGCGGGGAGTTCCGTTAGGACATCCGCCTTCATACGCCGCACCATGACCGATTCACGTAAGCGGCTCTGCAACTCGGCCAGATTCGATGAGCCGGAAAAGTCCCAGCCAAAGGAAGTCTGCCTCGCGTCACAGTAACGCTTTGCGAATCGAAAGAAGTGCCCGAATTCTTCAGGCGCGAGGTAGCCGGCCAGGGGCTGGAGTTCTACCGGGCGATTGATCATCGGCGTCCCCGTCAGCATGAGCTTACGGTTTGCCTTGATCGACAGCGCCATTTTGGTGCGCTCGGCCTTCGGGTTCTTGCAATAGTGGGCCTCGTCAAAGATGACCAAGTCCCACAGCTTGCTATTGATCGAGTGCTTGTTTCTGGCGAGGATGTCGTAATTGATGATCACGATGTCTTCTTCAGAATCGGGCCACTCGTCGCCGCTAACCACGTCGATGGAGCGTTCCCTGACGAGCCAACGGTTCAGTTCATTCTGCCAGTTCAGCTTCAGAGAAGCGGGGCAGATGATCAGAACACTATGGGGCGTGGTCAGATTGATCAGGCCAGCGGCCTGGATGGTCTTCCCGAGTCCCATTTCATCAGCGATCAGGGTTGCTTCACGACTTGCGGCGTAGGCGATACCGGCGCGTTGAAACGGCAGATACTCCAGGCCATCAGGCACCGGAACATCAAGGTCCGAATCGCTCGCTTGCGACAGTTCAATCGCGGCGGTATTCTCTTCGATCTCGCCCCAGTGACAGACTACCCATCCGTCGCGGTCATCCTTTGTGACAGAATATCCGGCGGCTTTCAGGGAGTCTTTATCGGAGCGCCATACTTCCCAGAATGCTGAGGTTGGCTTCGCCTTCCGTAGCATTCTCGCGCCACGCTTTGTGTTGACCCGGACAGGGCCGTTAAAGTCGAGGCTTTGTATGTCATTTGATTGCATTTCGTTCTCTCCATTATAAACCTGCACGCAGCCCCCGAAGGGGCTTTGTGTCCTAAACGACCGTTTCGATGCCGAGAAATGCCATCCAACCACGGTAGCGAGCGTG